CACTTCACCATCTCTTATAATTGGTCTACCTGAATTACCTCTACCCATTGACATATTTGCTGCTATCAATAATAACACAGCTAACGGGTCAAATACAACCATAATTAACATGATTACCAATCTAACAGCTTTATCTAATCCGTTATCATCATCAGTACCATAGATCATATCACCAACATATTTGATAGGACCAACTTCTGCGGTAAGTTTATTGGATTCTTTAAGTAATGGTAACTTTCGTTTATTAATTTCGGTAAGTTCTTTTTGGGTATCTTGAATTTGTTTGTCGAGGCGATTACTTGCTGTTGATGGATCCTTGGCACGAGCAAGCAAATATTCCAATCTTTCTTTTGTAATCTTCTCTTGTTGCACTAGAGTTTTAACTTCAATTGTATTGACACCCACATCCATTGTGGAATCAATATGTGCTTTAGATAAGAAACCAAAAATACCCATAGAGGTAATAATCATCAAAACGACAACGGCAAATGTCAAATATGATTTTAATAAAAGTGGGCAGGTTTTCCAATTACGATATAACCATGATGTGGTTACCAATTTGCTCATTTCGAGAACCGAGCCCATAAAAACGATTGGCCAAAATGCGCCAGTAAAAATTGCAGCCAAACCAATAACGGAATAATAGGCTGCAATACCTGATAGTAGTAGTGCTGATAATAGTGTTAAGAATATCATGAGAAAAAATCCTCTAACGAACTTACCTTTTCTGTTGACCAACCCATACACTCTAGAATAACCCTAATTGGTTCTATGAATGCTTTATCGAACTGTGTGTCATAATCGATATATTGTTGCATTTCAAATTCCTTAGGTAAGCGTGACGGAAATGAAATGACCATATCTTTAAACGGGTTTGGCATTTTCAAATAAGTAAATTTAACTTTTTCGCCTTCTTGGATGAGTGGATACTTTTTTGTTAGATTTAATTTATTTAAGTTATGATTATATATGATAGCACCCTTGACATGTATGGGTGTTCCCTTTTTATATAGTGATAAAGAATCCGAATAATTCTTTAAACCGTTTAATCCTCTTGGAAAAGAGATATCTTCTACCGGTAAAGTTTTAAAGTATTCTTTGAACTCAGCAATAAATTTATGTACATCATCTTCTGTACCAGTTACCAAAAGTTTAATCAACTCATACATCTTACCACGAATAACGGATGGTGTTGATGACTTCACCATCTCAAGACCCATCACCTTGAGTTGTGGTTCGTTGTATTGGACACCTTCATTATTATACACATTGAGGATGTATCGTTTCTTGGCAGTCCAGATTCCTTTATCAGAAAGACCTTCTCTCTTCATCTCCATCTTTTGTTGATAAGCGTGTACATACTCTGCAAGTTCATCATAACTCTTATCAATAAAAGGTTGTAATTTATCTTCGCAGATTTTATCCATGACGGTAATGATTTTTTGCGGATTCGATATATCTTTTGTACAATATTTGTCAACTACTTCAGCAAGCCGGAGATAAATCGAATCTGTATCTGATGCAATAATGTAATCTTTGTTTTTTGTTTCCAACAACTTATTCATGTATTCATTAATTTTGTTTTCTATCCAACGAATACTTAATTGACCAGCAGTAGTAACACCAAGTGCCATGCGTAGGTCGTAAAAGCGAAAATACTGAGAACCCAAAGCACCGTAAGCTGAGTTAAGGGAAACTTTCTTGGCCAACTGAATGTTATTGTACTTAGCAATTCGTTTTTCAATTTCATATTTTTTAGAATTATCAGTTTCATTTTCATATTCTTGTTTTGCCTTCAACATTAAGTTCTTAAACTTCTTACGATCAGTATACATTTCTTCCATCATCTTAGGTAAGAAACCTTGAATATCTGTGCGGAAGAATTGGCCATTAGGAGTAATTGTTACACCTTCAAGTTTGGACAAATCAACTTTTTTGGCCAACAATTTATTCACATCAATACCAGAAAAAAGTATCTTACGCATTTCATCTGTATAGTTTTCTGGTTCAATTAATGTTTCAGGACTGATATTGTATTGCATCATCAAATGTGGATATAGGCTATTCAAGTCAAAGCTGGCAACCCAATCATGCTTGCCTACTTGAACTTCTTTGACATAAGCACCTTCAAATGCTGAATCTTTACTCTTGGTGATTCGTGGTGGAACAATAATACCTTTCTCAAAGAGATAGGCATATGTCATTGAATCCCACATACGAGTTTGTGCAAAGATATCTTCAAAGTTTGTTTTGGTATCATAAGCCAAGGTTACTCCCAATTCAAGTAACTTTAACTTTTCTTCCAACTTGATAATAATTTCAACGTCACGAATGTTATACTCAATAAATTTCTGGAAGTTTAATCGATACAAGGCGTGAAGATTATCATATTCATCATAAGCAATCTTACCTTCACCTAGTTCAACCTGAGCAATGTTGTCCAACCGATATGATTCTTGTGACTTACCACCTGGTGCATACCATTTGTATAGTTCAATATAATCAAGTGATGCAACACCAATAAGATAATATTCGGTCATTTCACGACCATTGATAATTGCTTTTCTTTCCGAGATATAATTCCAAGGAGATAGTTTCTTGGTAGCATCTTCTCCAAGAATCTTTTTGAAACGATTTACGATATATGGTATATCAAAGAACTTGGTATTCCAACCAGTAATGATATCGGGACACTTGCTTGTCCACAAGGCCATAAATTGTTTACATAAAGAATATTCATCTTTACATTTCACATAAATTTCTTTACCTTGCGTTTCATAGATTCCACAACCAAACACATAGGTTTCACCGTTAAGGTATTTTACACAAATGGCTGTGATTGGTTCATCTGCTCTGTATGGATCAGGAAATCCATTTTCTGAACCCACCTCAATATCAATTACGGCAATTGAAATTTTCTCATAGTCATAGTCAACCATACCATTATGTTCATCAGCAATAAAGGCATATTCAAAACGAGTTTGACCATAAATCTTTTGTGTGTTAGAAACACCATCAAATTGTTTGACGAATTCTCTTGCCAATTTTGTATTACCAAAGATTTTTTGGTCTAGATAATCACCATCGAGTGTGGTGAAGTTTGTAATTTTCTTGGACGGCAAATACAAAGAAGGAGAATATTCTATCTTATCTTTGATTCTTTTACCATTAACAACACCTCGATAAAGAATGTTGTTACCAAAACATTGGACATTTGTGTAGAATTTTGTCATTAACCTGTAATAATTTGTTTTTGTGGTGGAACTACAAGACCAGAACCAAAGATTTGATTATAGTTACTGATAAAATCTTCTGCCGGTACATAGGAGTATACTACATGTTTCTTAGCCAAGGCAACCGTGGCGCCAGTTTTTTGTTCGGCATGTAATGGGAATGGAGAGAATCCAATATTAGGTTGGCCATCTTTACCACGAACAACCGTGATACCAACTGGATTAACAATAACAAATTCCGTTTCAGATTGAGAATCGATCTCACCTAAAACATCTTCACCTGTGGATAATTTTAAAGCAATGATTTCCATATTAATTCCTTTTTATTATAAATACTTACAATGATTTGAACATTTAATTATACTATTTTTTATTCCCTTTGTCAACACAACAATGGTATACTTAGATGCCCGATCCGATATCTGCTGGCGGCCAGACCGCTGTTGCCTCTTTAAAGAGTGCTCAAAATGTTGGTAAACAACTAGGCGCTGTGGTTGTTGATCAACAAGCCGATATGGAAAAATCGGTACAAGAACAACATAAACAAAGACTTTTAGCACAAAAAAGAAAAGAGTATGAACACTCCATAGAAGAGTTTAGAGCTTTTGAGAGATATGAAAAGGATAAAGCTCATGAAAAAGAAATAGCAAAAATTAAAGCTCAAGCTATTTCAAAATATGGTGCTAGTGCTTGGAATGAAATTGAATCATTAAAACTGAAAATAAAAAAAGAGAAAGAAGAAGAAAAAAAATTAATGGACAAAGATCGTGAAAAGGTCCAAGAATTATTCTGGTGGTGTATGACTGCGGCGGCTTTAATAACATATTTTTTTAAGTTGTATAAAATATGAAAAATCTGCAGCCAACAGTTTTTATTTTAATTTTAATTCTTTGTTTAGTATTAATGGTAGTTGAATCAGGACAGGTTTTCAAATAACTAAAGTGGGTATATTATGTTATCTAAAATTATTTTTTTAATTTGTTTATTCTCAATGTCAGTATTGATGATAATGGAATCTTTCGTTAAATAATAACTTATCTTCCTCTTCCCGCTTTTCTCATCACACTAGGTTTAGGAACAAATTTAGATTTATTGGCTTTGGGAGCAGGTCCTACTGGTTTCAAATCTCGGACCTTTTTTAATTGTTCTTCACGAAATTTTTTATCATCTGTAGACATATTATTCTCCTTATAATCAATAACTGGAATTTGGAGCGGAGGGATGCTATGCTCACCTAATAAAAGAGGGTGTCCTTTATCGTACTATTACACTCCGCATATTACTTCTCTTTATCTTTTCTTGCTTTGCCTTTGGCTTCAATTCTTGCCAACAAATCTAGTAATTCTTTTTTTGTTAACATCCTACCCCATGAAGGAGTAGTGTTTGATTTTTCTGTCATATGTACTTATTATATCATTACTTATACACATTGTCAAATGGTTATAGCAAAATATACCAAAATAAACTTTACTATAACCACTTTTTTTAGATTTCTCTAAACGCCTTACTGCTTTGTTACTCTTACGATGAACTCCTGCTTTACGAAACAATGCCAATTTGACAAGGTAGTTTCGTGGTTGAGGAGTATTTTTATTTTTCATAATACTCTCCTGATGATACTACACTATAAACTTATTGAGGGGGTTTCCAACCTAGAGATTCGGTAATAATAGGACTGTCCGGATCTTGAATGCCAAAGAATACTTCCCACAATTTTTCTTTTATTGCAAACTTACTAAACAAACCAACTTCTGTTCCAAATGCTTCGATTTCCCAAGGCTGAACCCAATAATCCATGGTGTCAGAATCAACCTTTTTACCTTTCCAACGAGTTAATGTTTCGTTGGTTTCATTATAAGCATATTGCTTAATGTGGGTCATTTCATGTGCTAAGGTTTTTAATATCTCAGCTGCGCCAATACCAGGATGAAGATCAATTTGAAACTCTCTTGCTTTACGACTTTCATTATACTCTAAAATTTCAGCGTAACCATAAGCCTCAATCTTAGGATTAAATCTAATCCGTAGATAGATGTTTTCTCTTAACTTTGGTGATATGAGTTGTTCAGCATAAAATACAGCAGCCCGTTTTACATACGGCCTGAAGTGCTTTTTATCGGGACAACCAACTATACTTAGCTGCATTTGGGGCCTCTCCTTAGTAAATTGACCCAATACAAAGCTATTTAGGAACCGAACTCATTTCACCTGGTGAAATTACAATACTACTTTAGATACCAGTATATCACATTTTTCTAAGAAAGTCAAGCCGTCTGTATTCTTATAAGAATCACGGTAGTATACTGTTTTGACACCCATGGCATACATTTGTTTGGCACAATCTATACAAGGAGCATGGGTCAGGAACATCATGGAACCATCTCCAGATTCATTACCTTTGGCGAGTTTAGCGATGGCATTGGCCTCCGCATGAATCACCTCAGGCTTGGTTTTGAGATTATATACCGTACCATCTTCTTCTTGGTAGTCCCAATGGTTATTATTGATAGACCAAGCATCAGCATAAACCTTATCTTCACAATCATTCGTCCAGCCAGCTGGCATTCCATTATATCCGATACTGATAATTCTATCATCTTTTACCACAATGGCACCAACTTTTAATCGTTTGGCGGATGATAATTTGGCAAATCTTTCTGCCACATCCATGTAAGCCTGAATAAACTTATCTTTCATTATAGAATATAATAATCTTCTTTACCTACACCACATTCTGGACATTCAAAAGTTTCAGGCAAATCTTCCCATTTACCTTCTACTTCTTCATCGTGGACATGGCCACAAACTACACAAATATGCTGTTCCATTATAGATTCTCCAAAACTTGTTTATAGGCATTTGCATGACGCTCTTCTACTTTTTGTAAAGCAGCAAATCGTTTTTCTGCTTTGAGAAGAACTTGTTTGAATTCTTCTGCGTGTTGTTTAGATTCTTCAATCTGGTCAGTAAACTCTTTACTCACAATCGATAAACCTTCACCAAAAGCTTGGTGTCTAAATTGTGGATACATTGTAGTAAACTCATATGTTTCACCTTCAATGGCTTTTTCTAAACATTCTTTTGTAGATGGTTTACCAATCAATAACTCAAGGTGTCCCCATGCATGTTTGATTTCCTGATCAGCAGTATGTTCAAAATGCTTTGCAACATCTTCAAAGCCTTCTTCACGAGCAATCTTAGCGAAATAACGATACTTGATGTGAGCCATGGATTCGCCAGCCAATGCACTCTCAAGGTTTTGTATTGTAATACTCATAAAATCTCCAAATAGTTAATTATAGTATTGTGTATATTTAAATTAAGTGTTATCTAATATGTCGATGGTGGGCCGAGTAGGATTTGAACCTACGACCAAAGGATTATGAGTCCTTTGCTCTAACCAACTGAGCTATCGGCCCAATTATTTACCATTCACCATTGTCAAACCATATACGAATTGTGATAGGTAACAATTCAATCACCAAAGCATCTTGGTCCCATGCTTCATTCGTTTCAAGATATTTAAAACTAATTCTCCAATGAAATGGATTTAATTTTAAAATAATATTACAACCCGAAT